CCTGATAATGGTCTATGATGAATCAAGAGAAGCCACTGTGATCCTCCATGAAATCAATCCTCAAGAGATCACGATCACGCAGCTCTCCAAACTCATCCTCTCGATAGCGTGGCCCCGTAAACTAAAGGAGTCTGCTCCAGGTCCTCGGATATGGTTGGATACAGGAATAGCAGATAAGGCGGGATCCGCTCGCAATGATCAGACAGGACGTACAGCTTTTAGAGAGATCATGAAGTCTCCATCCCTTGGAGGAATTGGGCTTCCTCTTCGATATACTACTGATCCCGTATTGACCAATGTCTTAAACGGAATCCAAAAACTAAAGCGGGCCTTCGCTCGCAAGAAGTATCTCTGTACTAGAGAAGTCTGGACAAGAGGAGAGAAGGCCATTGGGAACTCCTTTAGAAAAGCAATCCTTTCCTATGGATGGAATCCAACCAAAGACGAACCCAAGAAGGATGGAAGGGAAGATCCTTTAGACGCTCTTCGATATGATTGTATCGTCCATTATTGGAGCGACTTATCAACTCCATCTTATTCTCCATCCTCCAGAAAGAGGACCGAAAAAAGACAGAGACGAATCGGAAGAAAGGAAGCCTTTTGAAACATCTATACTTTATACAAGATCAATCATCCAAGGATATAAAGATTGGAAGAACGAATGACATAAACAGAAGACTAAAGGAGATCAAGATAGGGTCAAATCGTTCCTATGATCTTTTATATGCATTCAATAACTTAGGGCATTTAGAGAAGGAGATGCATCAAACTCTTTCAAAATATAGGATCCAATACGAATGGTTTAGTAAAGACTGTCTAGAGGATGCCTTATCATTCCTTAAGGAGTATGGAGTGGAGGAGGATGGATTCGATCAAACATGGGGGAAGGTCTGTGATTTTGATCGATGGGTCAAAGATACTGATCTCCAACTCTATGAAGACATCTCATACTTTGTCTTAATCTCCATCGCTTTTGGATTCATTTGGAGCAAGTCAGATCTTGAGTACACTTTTAAAATGACTCGTCTTGATGTCGACTCTCTAATAGTGGACATCCAAAGCAAAGATCAAATCCATATACTAGGACGCTTCTTCTCAATGTTGATCGATGAAGAGAAACTAGAATTAACTAAATACAATTTTACAGACATCGAAGACATAGACATCCAAACTGGATTCTATACTTATGCTAGTCAATCCTTGATGATGTGCGAAACAATAAGAAGAGAGCTTAATCAAATCAAAATTGAATTAAGGTATATGGTCATTAATAAGATGAACTCTTCAAAACAAGTATGTCTATTTGGATAAAAAAAACTCCAAACTAGACAGATGAATCAGGTTATCTACTCTCTTTAAATAAATAGTAATATAAGTTTAAAGAAAAAAAGTTGTCTAGTTTGAAGCTAATCACGTTTATATAAACTCTTGATTAAGTTGTCAATTTGTTTTACTTTCTATTTTAACGAACGATTTTGTTTGATTAATTGGAATCATTCGAAATAATAGAATAGAGTCCTTTGTTCTAACCGAAGAGGATAAGCATGAGCAATGAACAAGACGAGAGAACTCCCGATCATATGAAAGCGATGTTCCCACGGTTTAAGACCCGCGGGGTTAGTGGCACTCAAATATCGGGCGGGAAGATCACAGGGAAAGAACGCAATCCTAAACTGACGGGACTTAATTGGGTCCAGGAAGCCGAGGATATGCTAGCGACTGATCCCGTCGTTCGTCGATCTTGGCATATGTTAAGACAGACTCTTCTCTCTGCGACTTGGAGATTTGTTCCTGGTGTAGAAGGTGATGAAGTATCAGAAGAGCTTGCACGATTCGCAAATGAATCTTTCGGCTTCGATGGATACGCGGGTCAGATGGCTACCTCTTGGGAAGAGCAACTAACATACTTATGGGAGTTCGTTCCCGTTGGGTATCGATACGCAGAGGAGATCTATAGAGTAGGACCCGATTCAAAAGGGAAGGTCAGAGTATGGTTAGACTATTATGCAGATCGGGAACCATCCGCACACAATCGTTGGTTGAGTAGAGATGGACAGCACTTGGATGGAGTCCTCCAGAATGTTGTCGGTTATACCTATACTCCCGAACCCATTCCATCCAACAAACTCCTCCTCCTTACATTGAATAGAACAGGATCCAACTTCGAAGGGATCGGAATGTTAAGGCCCGTTTGGTGGTGGTGGAGAACAAAGCAGCGTGTATCAAATCTCATGTGCGTCGGTTTAGAGAGATGGGCTTTACCAACTCCCAAAGTAAAGGTCGATCGATCACAAGCAGAGATGCAAGGATTGACTGACTCCGATATAAACGAGATGATTGATGAAGCCGCAAACCAAGCGGAAGCCTTTCTCTCAACTGAACTCGCTTATCTTGTTGAGTCTCCTGTAATCCAATTCGATTCCTATGCAATCACTCCGAACTTATATTCTCAAGGTCCTCTCGACATCATCAAAGAATGTGATAATCAAATCTCTCAAGCCTTCCTCGCTCAATTCGCAAATCTTGGAATAAGCGATTCGGGATCTCGTTCAGTGGGAGAAGTTCACTTATCAGTGTTTAGAAGAGCAGCGATCAATCTATGTGATATCGTAGCCGCTCAAGTAAGTGGAGTAGATCGAAGAGGAGGAGGAACCATAGGACGATTGATTCGATGGAACTTTGGAGCGATTGATCCAAGTAAACTCCCTCGCTTAACTCATACAGGTCTTGATACAGATGATCTTGCCGAATCTCTTGGGATGCTTCCAGGTCTTGTCCAATCAGGACTCCTTACTCCCGATGATGATTTGGAGAGAGCAATCCGAGAAAGACTTGGAGCGGGGGATCTTCCCGAAATCGCTGAGCGTACACCTCTTGAAAGATCAATGACTAAAGGAGGAGGAGTCGCATCCTTAGCTGAGAATCTTATGAGAAGAAAGGGCCGTGATCATGGTCAAGAAGATTAGAGTTAAGAAGAAGCGAACATCCGCTCAAACTCCCGCACCTAAAAAAGATCAAGTCAAAGGATCCAAGAAGAATCCTAAAGGAGCGGCAAGTGGATCAAGAGGAGGGATCAAGATTCCCGAAAAGTCTTTGAAAGCTTTGGAGAATTATCGAGACGAGCATAATGAGAAGTATTCTGCAAAGTCTAAGAAGATTGACCTCGGAACTCTTAAGGCAGTTTATCAAAGAGGAGCGGGGGCCTTTTCCTCTTCTCATCGTCCTCAAGTCTCATCGAGAGAGCAGTGGGCATTGGCAAGAGTCAAAGCTTTCCTTAAGTTGGTTGGAACGGGAGAACGCAAGAAAGCGTATACGACTGACCTTGATCTCCTCCCTTCAGGGCATCCCCAAAAAAGCAAAGCCGAAAAGAAGGCCGAACTCTTAGCAGTTCCTAAGAAGTATGATCACATTGACTTCACTCCATCCAAAGGATCTCAAGAAGCGGGAAAGAGAGCACTCGAAGTCAGAGCAACCAAGCCCGAATCTCAACGCGGTATGACTGCGGTTGGAATCGCTAGAGCAAGAGATCTTGCGAATGGAAAAGAACTCTCTCCAGAAACCGTCCGAAGAATGCTCGCTTACTTTACTAGACACGAAGTTGATAAACAGGGAAAGACTTGGGATCAACAGGGTAAAGGATGGCAAGCTTGGAACGGATGGGGAGGAGACGCGGGATACTCTTGGTCTAAGAAAGTGGTAAAACAAATGAACGCAGCTGATAAGAAAACTCAATCTCTAAGAGCATATGCGGAAGCCCATATCCTTGGAGAATCAAATCCTACTTATGAAGTCCCCGATGGATTGACAATCGGGAAGCCCTTCAAAACTTTGTCTCTTGGTCAAGTGTCCTCTCGAATGAATGGGGATAACATTGGAAAGGAGATCAATCAAGACCTCCTTCAAGAGATGGTCAGAGTCTTTCAAGAGCGACGCAGTGCTGATCCTGTAATCATCGATTGGCAACACGCGACAAGCCCATTTCAAGGAGGGACGCCCGCTCCTCCAGAAAGTGGTAACGCCTTAGGACTCATCATCGATCTCGACTTAAGAGACGATGGACTTTATGCAATCCCCGCTTATAACGAACGAGGACTCCAAGTAGTCAAGGACGCGGGAGGGATCTTATGGTCTTCTCCTGAATACTTGCATGGAGAAATATTTACTAGAGATGGAGGAGATAAGGTTGGAGACGCTCAACTTTTAGCGATTACTTTGACACCTCGTCCCGCTCAACAACACGACAAGATTGATCGTATCACTTTAAAGGAGGCACCAATGGTGACCGAATCTGATTTAAAGGGAATGTCTCAAGAAGACCTTGTTGATCTCGCTATGCAAAAGGACGCAATGGTCCGAAGTCTTGAAGCGAAGATCAAAGAGATGTCTCAAGAGAATGAATCCAAAATTAACAAAGACTCTGAAACTCAACTTGAAGAAGAAGAAAACAAGGAAGAGATGAAAGAGGAAGACAAAGAAGAGAAACTCGCTGAAGACAAAGACGAGAAGATGAAAGAAGAAGAAGAAGAAGATAAAGACGAGAAGATGAAAGAGGAGAAGAAAGGATATCAAAAGATGTCTGAAGCTCTTCCATCTACTCAACTTCTTTCTGAGATCCAACTTCTTCGGGAACAAGTCCAAA